TCCTGGAGATCATGCAGACCGTCCGCGCGGACCTGCTGGAGTGCGCCGACCAGACCGCCGCCGCCGTGCAGCGCCCCGTGATGAGCCCCCTGCCGAAGGGCTACCCGGACGTCGACCGGGCCCGCCGCGAGATCCTGATCATGCAGGACCGGCGCGACCCCCGCCGCTGGCGCTGGGCTGGGATACGGCCCGACGCCGCGTACACGGCGCTGTGGCTGCTGGCCAGGGTGCAGGGGGCGCCCGGCCCGTTCCGCGCCCTGCACGCCCGGGAGATGGACCACGTGGCCTCCGTCGCCCGGACCGCGTGCGGGCGGGTAGAGCGGGCGCTGGACATCGTGGGGCAGCGCCGCAGTCTGGCCGAGCGGCACGAGTGCGGGGGCCGGATCGACGTGTACGGCGGGGCCGGCGCGCACCCGACCGCGCACTGCACCGGCTGCGGCCGAACCTGGACCGAGCGCGACACCGCCGCCGTAGCCTGACCCTGGACAGCACGAGGCCCCTGCCGACCCCCACGGCAGGGGCCCTCTCGTGCGCGCGGCTACTCCTCGGACTTCGAGCGGGACTTCGTCCCCCACGCGCTCCCATGACCACGCTCGATGTTCTGCACCGTGCCGAGCGACACGCCCAGCCGAGCGGCGATCTTCCGATACGAGACACCCTCGGCGCGCATCGCGAGCACCGCGTCACGTCGGAGGTCACGCAGCCTCGGCACGCGCTTCTCGTAGTCGCGCAGCACCTCGCTGATCGCTACGGCGCGCTGTACCGGGTCGTCGATCTCTTCAACCCGCTTCAGAGCATCGCTCACTCCTCGCGCCTCCTCGGTCTCGTCCTCAGCCATGCCCGTCCCTTCTGCGGCGGGCCGCTTGCCTGAGTGTATGCCATGGCATACGCTCTGCGGCAGAGACAGCCCGCGCTGATCTCCAACGCACAAAGCCCCCGGCCCGGCGCTGCACACGCCATATGGGCCGGGGGCGGACCCACCCCGAAGCGATCGAAGGAGCAGGTCCGCCATGGAGCGTACCGACCAGCCCAAGCAGCAGCCCACCCCCACGCAGTACGAGCCCCAGCCCAACAGCGTCACCAGCGAGCCCGCCACCGTCGAAGCGTGCCAAGCCGACTACGCCGCCGGCGCCGACATCCGCGCCCGCCTCGGCTGGACCGACGCCTGATGCGCGCCCTGTACCTGCTCGCCATGGCATGGCCGCTGATCCTCGCCGCGTACCTCATCGGCCGGCACTTCAGCTGACCCTCCGACCGGCCGGGCCCCGTACAACCCCCAGCGGGGCCCGGCCTCCCCACGCTGCCCAAGGAGCACCGTGAAGACCCGTCTGAGCCGCCTGCGTGCTCGCCTCACGTCCCGCCCGGGACGCCCGTCCCACACTCCGTCTCACCCCGTCCCGTGGTGGGTGCGCTGGTTCACCAACGCGGGACGCCCCGTCGTCGCCATCGTCGTCCTGATCATGTGCGCGCCCGGGGAGCACCACCTCGCCGTCCTCGCCGGGTGGGACGAGCGTCTCGCATGGGGCATGGCCGCCGTCCTCGCCGCGTATGCGGGCATCGCCGCGTCCGTTGCGTCCAACCGGCCCAAGGGCGCGCCCGGCAAGCGGTCCGCGGTGGCTGGCGCGATCATCTCCCTGGGCGCAGCGATGGCGGCTCAGCCCGTCTCACACGCGTTCGTCACCGGGCATCTGTCCAGCTCACCGCGCACGCCCCTGTGGCTCGTCATCGTCGTCTCGTGCGTCCCGCCCCTCGTGTTCGGGCACCTGCTGCACCTCGCCGCCACCCCGGTCCCGCGCGCTGCCGAGACGCCCACCACGGCACCCGTCGCACCGCACGCCCAGCCCGAGCCGCGCCCCGTCCCGGCCCGCCCCTCGTGGGAGCACCTCGTCCCGCCGGCCGTGCGGCTCCTGCCGCTTGTGCCGCGCACCGCTGAGACAGGCCGAGACGCCCGTGAGACGCAGCGATTCCTGACCACCAAGGAGGTCGCCACCCGCTTCGGCGTCAGCGAGTCGACCGTCCGTACGTGGAAGGACCGCGGCAAGGTGACGCCTGCGTTCGTCGACCCTGCCCGCGGCGCCATGTACGACCCCGAGACGCTGCCTGCTGTGACCGCGGTCGGGTGAGACGCATGCCTGAGACGCCCGACGAGCCGCGCTGGTGGGAGGTCGGCAAGGAGCCGCCCGCCCCCCTGGCGCCGCAGGACACCACCGCGCCCGGTGTGCACGTTCACATCACCCCGCCCGCCGAGCCACCCCCCATCGACTCCGCTGCCGTCCACCGGCGGGTCCGGGCCCGGCGCTGGTTCCTCGTCCACGGCGCCGCCGCTGGCACCGGCTGGACGTTCGGCCTCTACGACGCGATCAGCACCGGCCTGCTCGACCCCCTCGGCCAGGGAGCGCCCGCCGCCGGCCTCGCCCTCGCCGCCTTCGGCTGGATCGGCGCCGAGATCGCGGGGGAGCGGTACGGGCGCATCCTGCCCACCCGCATCCGGCCCCCCTTCCTGTGGGTGCTGCGCATCCCCATGGCCACCGCCCTGCTCGCCACCGCCCTGCACGCGCCCAACGCCCTGATCTAGGAGCCCATCGTGTACCTCGCAGCAGAAGCCGAAGGGGCCGCCCTCGGCGCGCTCGGCGCCGGTGGCCTGGCCTTCGCCCTCGCCCTGTTCCTGGTGCTCGGCGTCAAGGGCCAAGGACGCGTCAAGCTGAAGGACAACCCCGCGATGATCTGCGGGTTCGTCGCCTCCACCGCGTTCAGCGCTGCCGGTTCCATCTGGGCGAACCCGGAGCGGATCACCAGCCAGGGACTGACCGGCCTCGGCGTAGGCCAGGGGAGCGGTCCTTTCGGCAACGTCGGTATCGGCGCCGTGGCCCTGGTGCTGCTCATCCTGATGATGTGCTGGCGGATGACCCCCCTGCGCGGAGCGATCCTCGGCCTGGTCGCCGGCATCGTCTGGCCCGCAGCGGGTGACGGCACGCTCTGGGCCGCGCCGTCTGAGCTGGCCGCGGCCGTCCTGATGATGGTGGGCGGCTGACATGCGCGTCTGGGTCGCCATCTGGACCGGGTCCAGCGCCATCAGTCGACTGGTCGCCCTGTGGATCGCCGAAGGCCCGCTCCTACGCCTGGTCCTGGTCGTCGTCGCCGCGGGGTTCCTGCGCGGCTGGCCCGGGTGGGACGTCACCGCCCCGGCCCTGGCCGTCGGGTGGCTCGTCCTCGCGGTCGTGCTCGGCCTGCGTCTGCCCGACCCGACCGCTCCCGCGAAGCCCGCACCGCCGTCCCCCGACGAGCCTGCCGAGGAGACCCGGGAGCAGCCCGCCGAGGAGGCCGCCCCGACCCCGGCTCGTATCCCCCGCGAGCACCTCGTCCAGGCCCTCCACACGGTGGGCGCACCCCACGCCCACATCAGCGCCCTCGCCGAGCATCTGGAGGCCCCCACCGAGGCCGTGCGGGAGGCCCTTGCGGCGGCCGGCATCCCCCTCTCCGGAGGGGTGCGGATGAAGGGCCGGCGGGTGGCCGTGTCCCCGGGCGTGAAGCGGGGCGACTTCCCGCCCCTTCCCTCCCCCGCCGAGGAGACGTCCCAAGTGGGGCCGTTGACCAGCAACAACAACGACAACAACAACGCTCGCGGCTTCGAGACGGTGCCCGACGAGGAGCGCCCCCACCGCACGCTCGTGCGCTGGATGAAGGCCGCGAAGTAGACCCCGGGGCGGCCGTCCTTCCGCCAAGTCGTCCAGCCGCCCCGGTCCCATCCCAACCACGAGACGGAGAGCCCATCATGGCACTCGGATTCCCCAAGCCGATCAAGCCCGACGACCCCCGCCTGGAGGGGCACGGCACGACCTACCAGGCGTCCCGCGGCGGCCACTACCCGGAGCCGAAGAAGCCCACCCCCGGCACGCCGAAGAAGGGATGATGGGGGCTATGAGCTACCGCCCCTATCCCGACCCTGAGCGGGCCCGCCGCCAGCTCGACCGCCACCGGCGCCCCGCCGTGCCGCTGACCGAGTTGCAGCGCCAGATGGCGACGTCGGCTCGCACGGTGCTGGAGCACGCCGAGCGCCAGATGCGTCCCTTCGGTGAGGCCATGCGCCAGTGGGCTGCTGCCGCCGCCGTCACCGTCCAGCGCGAGACGTCCCTCACCTCACAGCTCAGGAAGATGCTCAAGGAGCGCGCCGCCGCTTCCTGACCGGCCGCTGTTGTCAGACCCTCGCCGTACAGTCGCAGACGCAAGGGCCCTCGCCTAAAACCCCAGGGGCGAGGGCTCGGCCATGCCCGGACTACGCCTGTAGTTGCATTCGGCGCGATCATGTCGCATCCTGGCCCCACGTCCGGCGTGCCCGGACCCCGCGGCCACGGCCCCCGTCTCCACCCGAGCGGGGGCCGTTCGCTTACCCCCAAACCCCGCGCAGGGCCAACCCCCATCGCGATCACACGACGCGGGTTGTTGCTGGCGCTCACCCTGCGCGGCCCCTCTTCCGTCACAGGACAGGCACAACACCCCCGAACCCCCACGGGACATGCCACCATCCCCCCAGCCAGCAACACACCAGGGGGATCACATGATCCAAGCGAAGGGCCAAGGCGGACAGATGGCCTTCGACGGCCAGTACGTCACCATCACCCGCGAAGGCTTCCTCGGCCGCGCCACCCACGGACGCGGCGAGAAGAAGCTGCACATCACCTCCATCAGCGCCGTGCAGTGGAAGCCGCCGGGCATGATGACCAACGGGTTCATTCAGCTGTCCATCGGCGGAGCCGACCGGCAGGCGGCGAAGGGCTCCCGCACGCTCGACGCCACCAAAGACGAGAACAGCGTCATCTTCACGAAGAAGCAGCAGCCCGAGTTCGAGAAGCTCCGGGCGGCCCTGGACGCGGCGATCGCCGCGCAGCACGCCCCGCAGGCCCCGGCCGCCGGCGCGCCGTCATCGCTCGCCGACGAGTTGGGCAAGCTCGCGGCTCTCCGTGACCAAGGGATTCTGAGCCCGGCGGAGTTCGAGGCGCAGAAGGCGCGGCTTCTCGGGCAGTAGCCCACCCCTGATCTGGCCCGGCCGTCCACCCCTGTGCGGCCGGGCCTTCGCATGCCCGCACCACTCCGGGAGGCCCCGTGGCGAGCAAGAAGCGCGGCATCACGTCCGGACGAGTCGACGCGTACGAGGCCCTCAGAGCGCAGGGCATGAGCAAGAAGAAGGCCGCGAAGATCGCCAACGCGGGCAAGACGAAGGCCGGCCGATCGGCCATGGCGAAGAAGGCCGCGCGCACCCGCGCCCGGCGCGGCAAGTAACCCCCGGGAGGTGACCCCGTGTCCGTCAACAAGGACAAGCGACCGGTCACCGACGAGGACCGCGAAGCCGTGCGACGCCTGGCCGCCGAGGGCAAGGGCCGAAACGAGATCGCCCGGGAGCTGAAGCGCTCTCCGCGGACCATCAGCACGATCGCCGAGAAGCTGGACCCGCCCGTCACGTTCGACCGGACCATGACCGCGATCGCCACCAAGGCCCGCGTACAGGACGCCAAGGCCCGCCGTGCCGCCCTCATGGAGCGCTATTACGAGCAGGCGCACAAGCATCTCGACCGGCTCGACCGCGATGTCCACCACATCACAGAGGTCAGTATCGGCAAGGTCGTCCGCTACCGTGCCGACGACCTCCCCACGCAGGACGTCCGCAACCTCATCCAGGCGTCCACCGTGGCCGCGAACCAGGCCCTCAAGCTGGAGGCCCTCGACAGCAGCAACGGCGTGGACGACGCCAAGAGCATGCTCGGCCAGCTCGCCGCCGGCCTCACCGCGGCGTACAACGCCATGAACGAGGGGGCGGGTGATGCTCCGTGACGTCCCGCTGCCGCTGTCGCCGAAACAGATCCGCAGCATTGTGGAGGCGCAGCACGCTCCGATCGGCCTGTGGTCGGGGGCGGTGTCGTCCGGCAAGACGATCGCCTCGCTACTCGCGTTCCTGATCGCCCTCGTGGCCGCGCCGGATCACGGCCTGGTCGTCATCATCGGGCGCACGCTCCAGACGATCGAGCGGAACCTGATCGACCCCTTGCAGTCGAAGTTTCTGTTCGGGCCGCTTGCTGCGCACGTCCACCACACCACCGGCGCGACCACTGCGACGATCCTGGGCCGGACCGTGCACCTCGTGGGCGCGTCCGACGCCCGCGCGGAGGGCCGCATCCGCGGCGCCACCATCGCCCTCGCGTATGTGGACGAGGCGACGCTCCTGCCGCATGCGTTCTGGATGATGCTGCTGTCCCGGCTCCGCGTCGGCGACCAGTCCCGCCTGCTGGCCACGACCAACCCAGACGGACCTTTCCACTGGCTCCGCCGGGAGTTCATCCTCCGCGGGCCCGAGGTGGGGCTGACCAACTGGCACTTCACCCTGGACGACAACCCGTCGATGGACCCCGGCGTCGTCGCCCGTATGAAGCGGCAGTACACCGGCCTGTGGTACCGGCGGTTCATCCTCGGCGAGTGGTGCCTCGCCCAGGGCGCCGTGTACGACATGTTCGACGAGACCCGCCACGTTGTGGACCTGTTGCCGTACATGCGCCGCTGGACCGCCGTGGGCATCGACTACGGCACCGTCAATCCCTTCGCCGCCGTCCTGATCGGGCACGGAGAGGACAACCGGCTGTACGCCGTCAGCGAGTACCGGCACGACTCCGCGACCGCGCTGCGCCAGCTGACCGACGCCGAGTACAGCCGCAACGTGCGCGAGTGGCTGGCGAACGTACGCCGGCCGGGCGAGCAGGGGCAGGCGCGCGGCGTCCGCCCCGAATGGATCTTCGTGGACCCGTCGGCGGCGTCGTTCATGAACCAGCTGTGGACGGAGCGGGTGCCGAATATCGCCCCCGCGGTCAACGACGTCCTGGACGGCATCCGGTCCGTGTCCGTCGCGCTCGGCTCCGGGCTGCTGCGTATCCACCGCTCGTGCACGGGCTTGCTAGGCGAACTGCCCGGCTACGCCTGGGACGAGAAGGCCGCCGAGCGGGGCGAGGACAAGCCGCTGAAGGTGAACGACCACTCCGCGGACGCCCTGCGCTACGCACTTCATTCCACCGCGCACGAGTGGCGCGGCCTGATCGATTGGGAGGCGACCGGTGCCGCTGCCTGAGAACGGTGTCCCGTGGCCGCCGCCAGAGGTGGCGCCCGCGCTCGCGAGCATGGCCGTGGACGACGCCTGGTACTCCGGGGATCGGGACCGCATCCGTGCGGCGTACCGGCCGAAGTCCGCCGAGGCCACCGAGACGGGACGCTTCCTGCGGTTCTGGGAGCGACCGAAGCGACTCGACACCCCTGACCACTCGATGCACGTGCCGCTGCCCGGCGACATCGCCACCACCTCAGCGGACCTGCTGTTCTCCGAGCCGCCGACGCTCACCGTGGACACTCCGGCGACGCAGGACCGGCTGGAGGAGCTGGCCGAGGCCGGCGGGCTCGCCAACACCCTGCTGGAGGCCGCCGAGGTGGCCGCCGCGCTGCGCGGCGCGTACCTGCGCGTCACCTGGAACGCCGACCTGGCGCAGCGGGCCCTGCTCACCGTGCACCACGCCGACACGGCCGTGCCCGAGTGGTCCAGCGGCATCCTCACCGCGGTCACGTTCTGGCGGGAGGTCGCGGCGGACGGGGTGCGGGTGCTGCGGCACCTGGAGCGGCACGAGCCGGGCCGGATCCTGCACGGCCTGTACGAGGGCACCACGACCAACCTGGGCCGCGCGGTGCCCCTCACCGAGGACCCCGCGACCGCGGACCTTGTGGGCTCCCTCGACCCGGACGGCGACGGGCAGACCATCACCACCGGCATCCCGCGCCTGACGGCCGGCTACGTGCGGAACATGGGCCCGGACCGGCAGGACCGCCGCTCACCGCTCGGCCGCTCGGACTACCAGGGGATCCACCACCTGTTCCACGCCCTCGACGAGGTGTGGACGTCGTGGCTGCGGGACATTCGCCTCGCGAAGGCCCGGCTGATCATCCCGCAGGGCTACCTGAACAGTGCTGGCCCCGGGCTGGGCGCAACGTTTGACCTCGACCAAGAGGTGGTCGCGGCGATCAACGCGTCCCCGACGTCGGGCGAGTCCATCACGGAGAACCAGTTCAACATCCGTACGGACGACCACCAGCGCACGGCCGAGGCGATCGTGCGCCAGGCGGTACGCGACGCCGGGTACTCGGCGCAGTCGTTCGGCATGGACGGCGACGCCGCGGTCACCGCCACGGAGGTGGTGGCCCGCGAGCGTAAGAGCATGATCACGCGGGACAAGAAGTCCCGGTACTGGGGGCCGGTGCTCGCCGACATGCTGGAAGTGCAGCTGATGATGGATGTCCGGTTGGGCTTTTCGAAGGTGGTCCCGGAGCGGCCGAAGGTCGAGTTCGGGGACTCCGTGAGCGAGGATCCGAAGGCCATTGCGGAGACGCTCGCGCTGCTCACGCAGGCGCAGGCCATCAGCACCGAGGCGAAGGTGCGGATGCGCTCCCCGGACCTCGACGACACGGCGGTCCGCGAGGAGACGGAACGGATCCTGCGGGAGACGGGCCAGATGGTGGCCGACCCGACCGAGACCGGAGCCGAGGGGGTGCCGAATGCCGGTGTCCCCAGCGATGGCGGAGGATCTGGCCAGTGAGGTAGCCAAGCTCTACCAGGACGCCGAGGCCGCCCTCCTGCAGCGGCTCGCTGCAGCGCTCGCTGCAGATATCGACTCGCCGCGGTGGGCAGAGCTGAAGCTGGCCGCAGTCGGCAACCTGCGCGCTGCAGTGGAGCAGGTGGCCGAGGCGCTGCAGCAGGACACCGACGGGGCGGTGCGGCGGGCCCTGGTGCAGGCGTACAACCGGGGCCGGCAGGCCGCTGTTGCCGAGCTGGGGGCGCTGGACATTGGCCGGGAGCTGGCCGCCCGTGACGCGCTCCCTGGCGCGCCCGCGGTGGACCGGTTGGCCGCGTCCCTCGCGGCCGACACCCGGCCCGTGTACGCCCGCATCACGCGCGTCGTGGTGGACGTCTACCGGTCGATCACGTCCCGCGCGTCCGCGTCCACGCTGCTCGGCGGGCTCACCCGCCGGCAGGCCAGTCAGCGGGCCCTCGACCAGTTCGCGAACCGCGGGATCTCCGGGTTCGTGGACTCCGCGGGCCGCTCGTGGGACATGGCGTCGTACGCGGAGATGGCCGTACGGTCCGTCACCGCCCGCGCCGCGATCGAGGGGCACGTCGATGCGCTCGCCGAGTTTGGCGTAGGCCTGGTGATCGTGTCGGATGCGCCGCTGGAGTGCCCCCTGTGCGCGCCGTGGGAGGGCGAGACGCTCACCCTGTCCGGCCAGTCCGGGCCGCACACGATCCAGGCCGAGCACGCCACCGAGACGGTGGGCAGGCTGCGCCGTCGGCCGCGAGTTATCCCCGTGCACGTCGCTGGCAGTCTCGTGGAGGCGCGGGCCGCGGGCCTGTTCCACCCGAACTGCCGCCACAGCCTCGCCGCGTACATCCCGGGCGTGACGACCCGACCACCCGACCACCCCACCCCGGGCACCACCTACGAGGACACGCAGCGGCAACGGGAGATCGAGCGCCACATCCGCCGCTGGAAGCGGCGTGAGGCCGCCGCGATGGACGACGCAGCGCGCCGGATCGCCGGGGCGAAGGTCCGCGAGTGGCAGAAGGCCATGCGCGAGCACGTGGCCGCGCACGAGCACCTGCGCCGCAAGCCCGCACGCGAGCAGATCGGCGCTGCTCGCTGACCGCTGCCGAGGAGGCTCCCAATGGGTAAGGCGTTCGTCGCGAAGCTGGCGAAGGAGGGCGCGCGGGACCCCGAGGCGCTCGCCGCGTGGATCGGGCGGAAGAAGCACGGGAAGGGCGCGTTCCAGAAGCTGGTCGCCGCCGGCCGGAAGAAGCAGCGCAGCGAGGGCGCCAAGGTCCCCAGTGGGGCTGCCAAGAAGACGGCGAGTGCACCGAAGCGCGCCGTCCCGCGCGACATGAACCGCGGGTTCCGGCCCGGCAGCAATCAGTTCGCCCTCTCGGACAGCGACGTCGAAACGTTGCGCGACCGTGCGAAGTTCAACCGGCAGCAGCTCACCTTGCTCGACATCGCGGGCGCGACCGACTCGGCGGCCGAGAAGCGCGCGGAGATCGCCGAGCAGGAACGGCAGATCGCTGACGCCGAGTACGCACGCGAGACGGCGGCCGGCCAGCGCGCGTACTCCGACTCTGTGCAGGCGGAGCGGACAGCCGTCAACGAAGCACTCAGGAAGGCCCGCAGCTCCAACGATCCTGCCGACTGGGCGGCGGCAGCCGATGCCGCTGAAGCCTTCTCCCGAAGGGCGGAACAGTCCCCCTACGGTGCGCAGGACGCCGGTTGGTACAGGGCGGAGACGCAATCCGCACGCGAGTCGGCGGACGCCGCCCGGCGGGCGCAGGAGCGCCAGGAAGTCCGCAAGCGCGAGCGGACGCTCCCTCCGCCGAAGCCCGGAGAGACGCCCATTGCGCACGTCGAATTCCTCGACAGCGAGGACGGCAACCGCTCGTTCGGAGACCCGGAAATGGGCCGGAAGGCCATCACCCGGAGTAGCGAAGCAACGGCCATGCCGGACACCGGTGCCGAGGGGCACGCGGAAGCGCTGAAGAACGTGTCTCCCGCCTTCCGGAAGAAGGTCGCGGATGCGCGAGCGTCGGGTCGCCCGTGGCTGCACCACATCTCTCACGACAGTGGCGGCGCGGAGATCCACAAGCTCCAGGTGATGACCCCAGATGGGAAGCAGCAGACCACGACCTTCCTGGAGCGGAATACGAAGGCGTGGAAGGCCAAGGAAGAGCGGAAGCGCCGGTCCGGCCGCTGACCCATGCGAACCCATGGCCCGCCGGGTGCGGGCCCCACCGATGCCCCAGGAGGGCACCATGCACAAGAGCACTCTCGCCCGTACGCGCCTGGACGGCGCCGGTTGGGCGCACCCCTACGGCACGCACCCTTTCTCCCCCGTCGTCTACGCCGACGGAGGGGACGGCGGCGGCTCCGGATCCGGCAGCGGCGGGGCCGGTGACGGCGGATCCGACCCGTCCGGCGGATCCGGCGCGGGGGCCGGTGGCCAGGGCGGACAGCAGTCTGGACAGCCCGGATCGACGGATCCGTGGGCCGGATTCCAGTGGGACGGCAAGGTCGACTCCCTGCCCGAGCCGGTCGCGAAGGTGATCCGGGACGCCCGCGAGGAGGCCGGCAAGAGCCGGACCGTGGCGAAGCAGAACGCCGCCGAGGAGGCGCGTCAGGAGCTGCTCGCCACGATCAGCAAGGCCGTGGGCCTGGACGCCGAGAAGCCGCCGACCCCGGAGGAGCTGACGCGTCAGCTCACCGAGTCGCAGAGCGCGCTCACCGCGGCGCAGGAGCAGGCCGCTTCGGCGGCGATCGAGCTGCACGTCTACAAGACGGCGCTTCGCCTGGGCGCGGACGCGGATGCTCTGCTCGACTCTCGCAGCTTCTGCGACAAGATCGACAGCATCGACGTCTCGAAGCCCGAGGCGTTCAACAAGGAGGTCGAGGCCGCCATCACGGAGGCCCTCGACGCGAACCCGAAGCTCCGCACGGGCCTGGTGCCGCGGCGGGGCGGGGGCGACTTCACCGGCGGGCCCGGTACCACCAATCGCCCCACCTCACTGCATGACGCCATCGCCGCCAAGCTCGGCGGCTAACACGCTAGGAGCACCTCATGCCCGTGACGCTGGCTCAGGCCAAGCTGAACACGCAGGACGACATCGACCTGATGGTCATCGACGAGTTCCGGAAGTCGAGCTGGCTGCTGGACAACCTCGTCTTTGACGACGTCGTGAACCCGGCCGGCGGCGGGGCGACGCTGACGTACGGATACACCCGGCTGATCACACAGCCGACCGCCGCGTTCCGCGCGATCAACAGCGAGTACGCGCCGCAGGAAGTCACCCGCCAGCGGTACACCACGGACCTGAAGGTCCTCGGCGGGTCGTTCCAGATCGACCGGGTTCTGGCGCAGCTGGGGCCGGCCGCGTCCGGTGAGGTCGCGCTCCAGATGTCCCAGAAGATCAAGGCCGCGCAGGCGACGTTCTCGGACGCCGTGATCAACGGGGACTCCGGGGTGAACGCGAACAGCTTCGACGGCCTGTCGAAGGCCCTCGCCGGTTCCACCACTGAGATCCCGGTGTCGGGTACCGGCGCGGACTGGTCCGCCGTGACCGACCGACTCGGCGGCATCCAGGCCATGCTGTGGGTGCGGCGCCTGGTCAACAAGCTCGACGGCAGGCCGAACGCGCTGCTGATGAACGAGGACGCTCTCTCGGCGCTCCAGACGATCGCCGAGATCAGCTCCCAGCTGACCGAGCTTCAGGCGTTCGGGCAGACCGTCACCGCGTGGCGCGGTATCCCCCTGATCGACCTGGGGGCGAAGCCGGGCACGAACGACCCGGTCATCCCGACCGACCCGGCCACCGGCACCACGGACATCTACGCCGTGCGGATCGGCCTGGACGGCTTCCACGGCATCAGCACCGTGGGCGGCCAGCTGGTGCAGCAGTGGCTGCCCGACTTCACCACCTCGGGCGCCGTCAAGACGGGCGAAGTCGAAATGGGGCCCGTGGGTGTGGCGCTGAAGGCGACGAAGGCCGCCGCGGTGCTGCGGGACGTGCAGGTCGTGGACGTGACGCCGTGAGCATCATTCACAGCCCTGTGGAGGGCTTCACCGGAGACGGGCCCGGCGGCCTGAAGTTCGAGGACGGCCGGGCCGAGACGGACGATCAGCAGCTCATCGCGTACTTCCGGAAAGCCGGGTACGGCATCGGCCGCAAGGCGCCCGAGCCGCCGTCGCAGCCCGAGCCGGCGGACCCGCGCGAGCACGGCGCCGACCACCTCGGTACCCGGCTGAGGGACGCCGCGGTCGACCCGGAGCCGGACGACTTCCTGCCGCCGACCAACGCCGGGCAGGACAACCCCCACGGCTCCACGGTCGTGGCACCGGGCCTGCACGCCGTGCCGCCCGCGCCGATCCACCCGGGCCCGGTGCCCGGCGAGCCGGAGGAGCAGGCGCAGCAGGAGACCGCGCTGGCGGCCGAGGTGCTGACCACGGGCACGGACGTCCGCGAGGCCACGCAGGAGGCGGCGGAGGACAACCCGCAGCCGGAGAAACTGCCAGCCCGCTCGGCGTCGAAGGCGACGTGGGTGGACTGGGCGGTCGCCCGTGGGGCGTCGCGCGAGGCGGCGGAGGCGGCCACGAAGGATGTCCTGATCGAGCAGTACGGGCCGAAGGAGGAGGAGCCGCATGCCGACGTATGAGCGGTACGGCGACGACCACGAGGTGGTCGAGCGGGTGGTGGCGGTGGCGGACTCGCCGAACGACAAGCGGCTGGCCGCCTCGAAGGAGTGGAAGCTGGTCGAGGACGCCGCCCCGGCGGCCGCTGCCCCGGCGGAGGAGGCGGCCCCGGCGCGGGTGACCGCGAAGGCGAAGCCGCCCGCGAAGGAGGCATAGGCGGTGGCCCGCGTCTTCGCCACGGTGGAGGAGTACGAGGCGTTCACCGGGTCGACGGCCCCGGCGAACGCCGGTCGGCTGCTGGCGCGGGCCTCCCGTCTGGTCTCGGCGGCCACGAAGGCGGCGATCTACGACACGGATCCGGCCGGATACCCGTCGGACTCCGATGTGCGGCAGGCGTTCCGAGAAGCCACGTGCGTTCAGGTGGAGGTGTGGACGGACCGGCTGTCGGCTGAGACGGACGGAAGCGACCCGGCGGCCGGGCCGTGGACGTCGGTCTCGGCGGGTGGCCTGTCGTTCTCCCGGCCCGCCGAGTCGGTGCCTGCGGCGGTCGCCGAGGACACCAAACTCACCGCCGAGGCGCAGGAGATCCTCTCCGATCTCGGGCTGGCCGAGGTGGTGTGGACGTGAGCGGCTTCCCCGCCTTCCTGCTGCGCCACGACATCACCGTGGAGGCGTACCTGGGCGAGTCGGCATACGGGCCCCGCTACGGCGCCCCGGCGGTGGTGCGGGGCCTGTTGGAGCGCAGCATCCGAACCGTGCGCGGCCAGAACGGCGAGGAGACCACCTCGTCGGGCACGTTCCGCACGCGGCTGGACGCCGGGATCACGGCCGAGGCCCGGGTCACCCTGCCGGACGACACCACCACCACCGTCATCGCGGTGGTGCCGCACGACGGGGGCGGCCTGCCCACCCCGGACCACCTGGAAGTGCAGCTGGCGTAGGGGGTGCCCGTGGCGCAGTACACCCGTTTCCGGTTCGACGGCCGCCGTCAGTGGACGTCCCGCGGGCGCCGTCTCGCCGAGGAGGGCCTACAGCGGGGCCTGGAGCACGTCTTGGGCGAGGCCCGGAAGATCGTGCCGCTGGAGGAAGGCACGCTCGAGCGGTCCGGCCGGGTGGTGCGGGACGGCCTGAACGGCGCGGTCACGTTCGACACCGTCTACGCGGTCAGGCAGCACGAGGAACTGACCTGGAAGCATTTGCCGGGCCGCCAGGCGAAGTACCTGGAGACGCCCATGAACAGCGAACGGGACGTCGTGCTTCAGCTGATGGCCGTGTCGCTGCGGAGGTGGCTGCGTGGCTGATCTCCTCGACGGCATCGCCCGCCACCTGGAGGCGCGCGGCCTGCTCTCCTACGACCCCGACGGGGTCACAGGGGACACGTTCATCGAGACCACCCCGTCCCGCCCGGACAACGCGGTCACCCTGACCCTGTACGGCGGGCCCGAGTCCGACTCGAAGTTGGGCTGGGACGAGGTGTCCCTCCAGGTACGCACCCGCGGCGGCACCGACCCCCGGCCGTCCCGGCAGAAGTGCACGGCGATCCGGGACGAGCTGCACGGCCTCGGCCCCGTCACTCTGCCCGACGGCACCCATCTTCAGCTGGCCATCGCGATCCAGGCCGCGCCCGCCTACATGGGCCAGGACACCAGCGGCCGTCACGAGCACGTGTGCAACTTCCGTCTCGACGTGCGCAACGTGACCACCCACCGCGTGTAACACCCCCCTCTCATCTCGCCCGGCGCCGTGCGCGTGCGGGCTCTCACCCATGCCCGAAGGAGGGCCCACGATGGCGCAATACAACGCGCGTGACTGCGTGTTCGAGATCGAGTCCGAGACCCCCGCGACGTGGCTGGAGATCGGCCAGATCAACACGTTCTCGAAGGGCCACGAGGAGGAGACCGCGGACACCACTGTGTTCGCGAGCGGCGGCCAGGCCGAGTCGCAGAAGATGCAGATCGGCAAGACCTTGGAGTTGGAGGGCCTGCGGGACCCGGCCGACGTCGGGCAGCAGCGCGTCGAGGAGGCCTCCGAACTCCTCGGCACCGCCTCCCTCATCAAGATCCGCTTCCACGCCCCGGGCGACACCACGTGGGAGGTGTGGAACGCGCACGTGAACCTCGGCGACCAGGGCGGCGGCAACAACGACAAGGTGTCCTGGAGCGCGACGTTCACCCGCTCCGGCGCGTCCACCACGGCGGCGATCGTATGAGCCCTGCCCGTAAGCCCGCGGCCGAGCACGAGTCGTGGGACGCGTTCTGGGCCGAGGCGTCCGGCGGCCGGACCACGGTCATCCGCGGCGTGGAGGTCCCCGTCCCCACCGACGTGCCGCTCGCGATGGAGCAGCGCATCGAGGAGCTACAGGACTCCGAGAGCAAGGAGGACCTGGCCGAGCTGCTCGCGATGCTGTTCGGCCAGGACGTCCTGGACCAGTGGATGGACGCCGGCATGGGGATGCTGGAGCTTCAGACCGTCATGGCGTGGGCCATGGCGCAGGCCGGCGGCCGCGACATCACGTTCGGCGAGGCGCTGGAGCTGGTCCGGTCGGGAGAGGCGGGAAAACTGCCGGGCCCGAAGGGGCCGAACAGGGCGGCCAGAAGGGCGACTGGCGCACCCGCGAAGCGGTCCGCCGCTGGTGGTGGGCGATCCGCGCAGACTTCCGCCGCGAGTACGGCATCACGTCGCAAGACCTCGCGCGCATAGGCCGCCGCGAGTTCTGGGACCTGATGACCGGGTTGTCGTCTGAGTCGGTGTTCCGGCAGGTCGCAGGGGACTTTATCTCGGTCATCGACGACCCCAAGCAGGTGCGTTCCGCCCTGCACAGCTGATCCACAACTGAACAGGGCGCCTTGCGCGCCGTTGGGGGGTGCACTGTGGCCCTGTCCATCGGCGAGCTGGTCGGTTTCATCCGGGCCGACGACAGCGGGTTCGCGCGGGGCATGGACTCGGCTCGGCTGCGGCTGCGGGGCCTCCAGCGGGACACCGAGGGCCGTCTCAGGGACATCCGGGGCCGGTTCGTCTCCGAGGGCGAGGCGGCCGGCCGGGGCCTAGCGGACGGCATCCGCGCGCACGCCGAGATGGCCGCGCCCGCAGTCCGGCGGGTGGGTGCGGCTCTGGCCGCGCTCGGCGTGGGAGTGCCCGCAGCGGCAGCCGTCGGTGCCGCGCTCGGCGGGATCGCGGCCGGCGCCGCGGCGGCCGGCCTCGCGGTGAAGGCGTTCCAGTTGGCGGCCAAGCCTCAGCTGGACGCGGTGGCGGAGTCGACGGCCGCAGCCGAGAAGGCGGAGGCGGCGCACGAGAAGGCCACGCTGAAGAAGGCGGCGGCGCAGAAGCTCGCGGCGAAGGGCGGCGACGAGTACAAGGCGGCGCTGCGGGAGGCGGAGTCGGCGACGAAGGCCGCCAAGGAGGCCGACGCCGCGTACAAGGCGGAGTTGGAAGGCCTGCCGCCCGCGACGCGGGACTACGCGGTCGCCCTGCAAGGGCTGAAGAAGGACCACGAGGACTGGTCGAACAGCCTCTCCGGCACGACCATGCCCGTCTTCACGAAGGGCATCCAGATCCTCCGGGACCTGCTCCCGACGCTGACGCCGTTCGTGAAGGCGGCGGCGTCCGCGTTCTCCGGGTTCCTCGACGACGTGGGCAAGGGCGTCAAGTCGGCCGGCTTCAAGGAGTGGGCCGCGGACATGGCGGAGGCTGCCGGGCCCGCGCTGTCGAATTTCCTCCAGGTGATCAGGAATTTGGCGGTCGGGTTCGGCGGGCTGCTCGGCGCGTTCCTGCCGGTCTCGGACGGGATGACCGGCGGCCTGGTCAAGATGACGGCCGCCTTCGCCAACTGGGGCTCGTCGCTGGGCGACAGCCAGGGCTTCGCGACGTTCATGGACTTGGCGCGCGAGGGCGGGCAGACACTCGGGACCGTGGCCAGCGCCGCGGTGCAGGTGCTCGGTGCGCTGTCGCCGCTGATCGGCGTCACGGCGCAGCTCGCCGTGTGGCTCGCCCAGGTGATCAACGCCATGCCGCCCGGGGCGCTGCTGGCGATCGGTACCGCCTGGGCTGCCATCGCGCTGGCCATCAAGACGTACACGCTGTACACGACGTTGGCGGCCACCGCGACGCGCGTGTGGGCCGCCGCTCAAGGCATCTTCAACGCGGTCATGATGATGAACCCGATCGGGCTGGTGATCGCGGCGATTGTGGCCCTGGTTGCCATCATCGTCGTCGCCTACCAGCGCTCGGAGACCTTCCGGGCGGTCGTGCAGGCCGTGTGGGCGGCGGTGAAGGTCGCGATCCTGGCTGCGGTTGACGGGATCATGGCGGCGATCAACTGGCTGTCGAAGATCCCCGGGAAGGTCTCGGCGTGGTTCGGCCAGGCCAAGGACTGGGCGATCCGCAAAGCGTTGCAGCTGGTCTCGTGGATGATGGGGCTGCCGCGCCGGGTCGGCTCGGCCATCGCCGCACTCCCCGGCATCCTGCGTGCCGCCGCCTCGAACGCCTTCCAGCGCTTCCGGGACGCCGCGGCTCAGCGGGCCCTCGCGTTCGTGTCGCTGGTGCGGGGTCTGCCCGGGCGGGCGCGCTCAGCCCTGGGCAACCTCGGCGGGCTGCTGCTCAATGCGGGCCGCGCGCTGATCCAGGGCTTCATCAACGGCATCAAGTCGATGTTGGGGAACGTGAAGAACGCGGCCTCGTCGGTCGTGTCCGCGGCCCGGAACTTTTTCCCGTTCTCGCCGGCGAAGGAGGGCCCCTTCAGCGGCAAGGGCTACACCTTGCACTCCGGGCGGGCCCTGGCGCAGGACTTCGGTCGGGGCATTACGGACCAGCTGCCGTATCTGCGCTCGGTCATGGACAACCTGCCGGCGCCGACGGTGCCGGACCTGTCCGCACCCGGGCTCGGGGCAGTGCCGGGCGGCTACCCGCCCGCTGGGGCCGGGCGGCGTGAGCCGATCGTGCTGGAGGTCCGTGAGGGCGCGGGCGGCCGGGTTGAGGCGCTGCTGACGCACATCATCCGGGAGACCGTCGCCATCAGGGGTGGTGGCTCCGTGCAGAAGGCCTTCGGGCAATGACGATAGGGAGCGGGCGTGGAACTGGACCTGCGCGGAGAGCTGTTCATCGGCGGCCAGTGGGTGGACGCCACGGGCCAGATCCTCCAGCGGCAGGCGCTCGTGCACGAGCGTGGCCGGCAGGACCAGGGCGCCCGCGTGGACCCGTCCACCTGCCGACCGCTGCTCAACAACACCGACGGCAGGTTCTCGCCGGACAACCCCATGGGCCCGTACTACGGCCAGTTCGGCAGGAACACGCCCTTCCGGCTGTCGCTGCGGTCGGGCCCAACGTTTCTGGAGATCCCCGAGGGCGGCGGCGATGCGTCCACCCCGGACGTGGCCGCCCTCGACATCACGGGTGACATCGACGTCCGTGTGGACCTCACCCTGCTGAACTGGTTGCAGCCCCTCCCGGGCACCACCGGGATCTTCGACCTGTTCGCCAAGTACTCCGGCTCGGGTCGGTCCTGGCTGCTGGGCACCCTGAACGACACCGTCCTGTTCCGCTGGTCGCAGGACGGCACGAACATCCTGAACGCCCAGTCCGTTCCCCTGCCGATCCCGGCCAGCGGGCGCCTGGCGCTGCGCGCGACGCTGGACGTCGACAACGGCGCGGGCGGTCGCACGATCACGTTCTACACCGCTCCGACGATGGCCGGGCCGTGGACGCAGCTCGGCTCTCCGGTCGTGCAGGCCGGCACCACCTCGATCGCGAACACGACCGCTCCGCTGAAAGTCGGCGACGCCACGGACTTCGTGTACACCGAGGCTCTGGGGCGCGTCCACAAGGCCGAGGTCCGCAACGGCATCAACGGCCCGCTGGTGGCCGCACCCGACTTCACCGCGCAGACGCCCGGCGTCACCTCGTTCGTGGACTCGGCGGGCCGTACGTGGACGGTGAACGGCGGCGCCTCGATCACCAACCGGCACACCAGGCTGGTGCACGAGCTGGCCGCCTACCCCACCCGCTGGCACCCCTCCGGGGCCCACGTGTGGGTGGAAGCGCAGACCGCGGGCATCCTGCGCCGCCTCGGCCGCGGCACCAAGGCCCTGGACTCGACGCTACGCCGCCGTATCCCCTCGTATGGGCCGCTGGCGTACTGGCCGATGGAGGACGGACAGACCGCCACCCGGGCGGCGTCGCCGATCGCCGGTGTCCGGCCGCTGTCCCTGTCCCGCGCCGACTGGGCCAGCGCCGACAGCCTGCCCTCGTCGAACCCGCTGCCCGTGCTCGCCTCCGGCGGTGGCGAACTGCCCATGATGTACGGCCGGATCCCGGCCCCGGCGACGACGCAGACGTCGTGGCAGGTGCAGTGGATCTACCGCCTGGACCAGGCCAACACCACGCTGAACACCTACATGCGGATCCTGTCGACCGGCACGGTGCGCGAGTGGTACATCCAGCAGCGCGACACCGAGATCCGCATCATCGGCAAGGACGACGACGGCGCGAACGTGTTCAGCAACAGCTTCGCGACCGGCCCGGACCTGTTCGGCCAGTGGATCCAGGTCCGGTTCGAGGTGAACCAGGACGGCAGCAACGTCGACTGGCAGATCATCTTCACCGACGTGGGCGGAGACGCGGGCGCAGCCAGCGGCACGTTCGCCGGGGCCGTCGGCCGCCCCACGGCGGTGGCGTCCCCGCCCGACGGCTACTCCTCGAACCTCGACGGCCTGGCGCTGGGCCATATCTCCGCATGGGCGCCGTGGGTCGGCGGCAACGGCTTCACCGCCTACCAGGGCGCCATCGAGGCCTGGACGGGTGAGACGGCGGGCGAGCGCATGCGCCGCCTGGCCACCGAGGAGAACCTTCCGCTGACCGTGTGCGGTGTCGTGGCCGAGCAGGAGCCGGTGGGCCCGCAACGCCCGGACGCGCTGCTGACGCTGCTTCAGGAGGCGGCCGACGCTGACGGGGGGATCCTGTACGAGGACCGGGAGCGGCCCGCGCTGCGCTATCGGGACCGGGCTGGCATGTACAACCAGACGCCGTCGCTGGTGTTGGACTACACCGCGCCCGGGTTGGCGCCGCCTCTGGAGCCGACCGGGGACGACGATGCCACGGCGAACGATGTGACGGTGTCCCGGGTGGGTGGCTCGTCGGCGCGTGCGGTCCTGGAGGAGGGGGCGTTGTCGGTGCAGGCGCCGCCGGACGGTGTGGGCCCGTACGACACGTCGGTCACGTTGAACCTGCACTCGGACGAGCAGACGGAGCCGCAGGCGTATTGGCGGCTGCATCTGGGCACGTACGAGGGGCGCCGCTATCCGCAGGTGCACGTGATGGTGCACCGGGCGCCTGAGCTGGCGGAGCAGATCCTTGCTACCGATGTCGGCGACAAGATCGTCATCCAGAATCCGCCGCGCTGGCTGGCCCCGGGGGATATCGAGCTGCTCGTGCAGGGCTACGAGGAGACGTTCGCCTCGGAGTTCCAGTGGGACATCGTCTTCAACTGCACCCCGGCCGAGCCATGGACCGTGGCGGTGGTGGGCGACGAGGAGGTGGGCCGTGTCGACAGCGACCGCACCGTGCTGGCGTCGGCCGTGACGAACTCGGCGACAACGCTGATCACGCATGTCCCGCCCAACGGGCTGATCGTGGAGCGGCAGCCGTGGATCTACTCCAACGGCCCGAACACCGACTATCCCAACCTGCCCGGCGAGTTCCCCTTCGACGTGGCTCTGGGCGGAGAGGTCGTGCGGGCGACCGGGATCGAGCCGGCCATCTGGGACACGTTCGGCCGCACGGTCGCGAACGCGTGGGGGACGGCCAACTCCGGGCAGGCCTGGACCGTGCTGGGCGCGGCGGCCGACTACGCGGTGGGCAGCGGCTACGCCTCGGCGACCCTGCCGACCACGGGCATTTCCCACCTCGGTCTGCTGCCGGCGCCCAGCGCCGACGTGGACCTGATCGTCGACGTTGCCGTGTCCGCGCTGCCAACGGGCGCCTCACTGTTCACCGGGCCCATCGCCCGCGCGCTGGACAACAACAACCTGTACCAGTGCCGCGTCGAGGTGACGACGGCGGCCGCCGTCATCATGTCGCTGCGCAAGCGTGTGACCGGCACGGAAACGCAGCTGGGCACCTTCACGGCCCCGTTCACGGCTGTGGCGGGCGTGTTCTACCGGGTGCGGATGCAGCTGTCCGGCTCGGCGCTGAGGGCGAAGCTGTGGCCAGTCACGGCCGACGAGCCGGGGAACTGGCACATCCAGGTCACCGACACGTCGCTGACGGCGGCGAACCAGATTGGCGTCCGGGGGTTCTCCAACACCGGCAACACGAACACCAACCCCCAGTTGCGCTTCGACAACTTCCACCTGCGCACCCCGCAGAAGTGGACCGTCCAGCGCAGCATCAACCAGATCGTCAAAGCCCACTCCGCGGGCACGCTGGTCAGCCTGGCCAAGCCCGCGGTCGTGGCCCTGTGAGGAGGTCGCGGTGACGCTGTTCCAGCCCGGCATGGTCATCACCGATACGCGGCTCAACGACGGCCCTCCGACCATCACCACCGACTCTGGGCTGACGGCGGCCACGGGATTCGCGGTGAACGACTTCCGCGGCTACCGCAACGGCCGGAACATCGTGCTGGACATGTACTTGCTGCGCACGGGCGGCACCATCACCGCCACGACCGGCAACATCAACGACACGCAGATCTGCACGGTGCCGGCCGGGTGGCGGCCCACTAACGGCACCATCAATGGCGATTGGGACGACGGCAGCTCAGAGGGCGGGTTCGTCATCGGTACGGACGGCGTGTGCACCCTGCGCACGGCGTCCGGCGACATCACCCTCAACCGCAACCTGCGGCTGCACGTGGACTTCATCATCGACAACTAGGAGACCCCGTATGCCTCTCGGCACCCCGGAGGGCCCGAGCCAGAGCCGGTGGGCGGCGATGTTCAGCAGCACCGCCCACATCGGCGACTACCCGGTGACGTTCAACGTCACGGCGACCACCGACAACCCCGACGCCCCGGAGCTGGCGGGCATCTTCCAGCAGTTCGTGGACCTGATCGCGTCGTCTCCGGACTTCCGGATCCTGTCCGCGACCCGGTCGTACTCCTACTCGGAGCCCATGACGCCGACCCCCTGAGCACCGCCCCGCCTCGTACGCCCCGCGCCGCCCGGCCGGGGCCTTTCTTTATGCCTGGAGGCCCCATGGCCACACCGCTCACCGCAGACCGGCTCGTCGCCGCGCTGAAGGCCGAGGGCTGCACCGTCCACGAGGTCCCCGGATGGCGCACCAACAACCGGAACCACAAAGGCGCCTGGGGACCGGTGCACGGCGTGCAGATCCACCACACCGTGACCGGCCCGGGCGTCGACGTCGTCGGGCTCATCCTCCGCGGGCACAGCACCCTGCCGGGCCCGCTCTCTACCGGGTGCATCACCAAGGACGGCGTCGTCCACCTGACCGGCAACGGCCGCGCCAACCACGCCGGCGGCGGCGACGGCCGCGTGCTCCAGGCCGTCATCGACGAGTCCTACGGCGACCGCCCTCCGGCCACGCAGAAGCACGACGGGTCCCCGGGCGCGGTCGACGGCAACGCGCGCTTCTACGGCTGGGAGTGCGAGAACGAGGGCGACGGCCGCGATCCGTGGCCTGCCCGGCAGTACGACGCGATCGTCCGGGCCACGGCCGCGATCTGCCGCGCACACGGCTGGAGCGCGAAGAGCGCGATCGGTCACCTGGAGTGGTCGGACTGGAAGGTCGATCCGCGCGGATTCGACATGAAGGACTTCCGCGCGGCGGTCGCCGCGCGGCTGGAGCATGAGCCCGGCTGGAGCCCGGGCGAGGAGGAGGAAGACGTGCCGCTGACCAAGGCCGATGTGGCCACCCTGTGGAAGACCGACGGTGTGATCGGCGTCCCGGCCGACTGGTCCCCGGGCAATGAGCACTGGGCGCCGGCCTCGCTGCTCGTCGACATGGGCAAGCGGCTGCGTGTCCTCCAGGCCAACGACGCCGCGCAGACGGCCGCGATCACGGCCATGGCTACCGCGCTCGGCCGACTCGACGAGGCCGTGGACGTGGACGCGCTCGTGGCGAAGGTGCGGGCCGCGGTCACCGAGGCCGTCGAGTCCATCGACGTCCGGCTCGAAACCAGCTGAGCCGCCCGGCCAGCTGCTCAACCAGCAGAGAAGAGAGAACGATGACGAACACCCCTGACTTCCCGACCCGCGCGGACGTCGAGACCGTCGTGAAGACGGGCGCGACCTACGCCCGGGACCTGGCCGAGCGCGTCATCTGGACCGGCCTGACCTCGGCCGCCGGTGTCGCCCTGGCCTCCGGCCCCGGGGACATGTTCCGGGTGTCCTTCTGGGAGGGGCTCGGTGTCGCGGCGATAGCGGCGGGCGGGTCCCTCGTGAAGGGCCTGTTCGCCCGGTTCGTCGGTGCGAAGAACTCCGCGAGCACGGCGCCGGGCGTCTGATGCGCGGGGCGGCCCGGTGGCTGACCAGGCGGCTGGGCCGCCGCGGGGCACTCCTCACCCTGAAGGGCATCATGGCCATGGGCTACGGCTCGGGCCAGCTGGTGCAGCCGACCGGGGACCGGCAGGGCCTGACGCTGCTGCTGCAATGGCGCCCGCTGGAGTTCTGGGGCTGGGTGTGGATCTCGGCGGGCATCATCGCCGTGGTCTGCGCCTGGTTGCCGCCGCGAAAGGACTGGCCTGGGTTCCTCGCGGTGTGGCTGATCGCCACCCCGTGGGCCATGGCGTATCTGGTGTCGTGGTGGCCGCTGTGCGAGTCGCCGCGGGGCTGGGTGATCGCTCTCATTTTTGGGTCGTTCGGGGCGGTCTGCCTGGTGGCGATCGGCTGGGACGAGCCTCCCCCGGCACGATCGGAGCCACCGCGTGAGACCTGAAATGCTGACCGCCCTGAGCGCTCTGGCCGTCGCTGTTGTCACCGCTATCGGTGGCATTGTGCAGGTGGTCATCGGCCGTCGGCAGCCACGGCCGGGGCGGGGGGCTGACCGGCGCGACGACTTCACGGCGGTGACTACCAAGCTGGGTGAGCACATTGAGCGTCTGGAGAGGGAGGCTGCGCAGGACCGGCAGCAGGCGGAGCAGGACCGGGAGCGGATCAGGGCGCAGGACTACGCGCTGCGGTACATCGCTGGGTGGGCTCGCTCGTTGGTGGCCTACATGCGGCAGGCCCAGCTGGAGCCGCCCCCGCCACCGCAGCCCGTACCTGATGAGGTGCGTCCATACCTGCACGACATCGCTTCATGACCCCGTGCCCCCCTCCGCCTTCGGGCGGAGGGGGGCCTTCGTTATGTTCGGGGCGGTGTCTCCACCACGTAGGTGCCCTTGCCGCGCACGGTCCGCACCAAGCCGCGCTCGGCGAGCAGCTGCACCGCCGCCCGAGCCGTGGGCCGGGAGACGTTGAATTCGTCGACGATGGCGGCCTCGGATGGGATGCGGCGCCGGGGCGGGTACGTGCCATCGGCGATCCGGGCAGCGAGGACCGCGGCGATTTGCTCGTAGAGCGGCTCGGGGCCGTCGAGATCCACGGTCATATATCGACCGTAGGAGCCATACGACGATGCTTCTCGTCGGGTGACGTCACCTGACAACACCTGACAAGCGCGGTAGCGTCGGAGCAGAGAAGACCCCCGCGCCGTGGGACCGGCCGGGGGCGTGGCCACCGCTTCGAGGGAGCGACGACATGGCAGAGCCTACGCATCCCACCGCCCCACGGACAGACAGCAGTGCGCTGGCCCTGCTGCCGCTGCCCAAGGTCTCCGACCTGTCGGCCGAGCAGCTCCGCGGCGCCTGCTGCGTGTGGTGCAGGACCGTGCTCATGGGCGAGACCGCGCGGGACCTGGGCGAGCGGCCCCACCCGGACAGCGGGCAGATCTTCCCCCGCGGCTGCACCCCGTGCGTCCGCGCCAAGGCTCGCGCGGTGTCCAGCCTCCACACCCGCACGTGCCGGACCTGCATTGTCAATCGCGAGCCCTGCCTGGACCGGCGGGCCCTGCGCGACCTGGCCCTTGAAGGGCGCCAGCAGGGGTCCGCCCGATGACCACGAGCCTGCTGCGGGAAGCGATAGCCGCACCGTGGTGGGACGCGTACGGGCGTTTCGCGGACCACTGCATCCAGTGCCCGACCTGCAAGGCCGTGGACGACCAGGGCGCGAACCTGGGCCTGTCCTGCGCCGAGCGGGACCGACTACACGAAGCGTTCCAGCAGGCACGGAAGGGAGGCGCGGGGCATGATCTGCGCACGCTGTGACGGACAGATCCGCAAGGACGAGAGGTACGAAGCGACATCGGTCGATGGGGCGTCCGGCCCGGGCATCACCATCTACCGGCACGCCTTTTACTGCCAGCCTGCGATGCCGCGGCAGACGGCCCCGTTGGGGCGGGACTACTGACCCCCGGTGCCGGTGCGTCGCCGATCGCGCCGGCGCCGGGATGAGGTGCCCGCTCCCTTTGTCGCTGCCAGGGAGCGTGCGCCGATGAGCGGCCCGCCCCTGCCCCCCGTCGGGGGCGGGCCGCTCATCCCATCAGGTCCCGCAGGGGTACGCCGAGGGCTCGGGCGATCCGCAGCAGCGTGCGCAAGGTTGGGTTCGCACGGCCGGCCTCGATGTCCTGGTAGTGCGCACGGTTCATCGGAACCGTCAGGAAGACCCCCTCTTGCGTGAGGTTGCTGCGCTCGCGGATCTCCCGGATTCGCTGGCCGATGCGCCGGCCTTCCTGGTCGAGCCACTCGTCCTCGGTCGGGTCTGCTGGCACCCGTCACACGCTGTGTGGCGCGCATTCCGGTGTCAGCCTGCCCACGCCAGGCTTTATTTGATCTTGCACTCCGGGCCGCGCTAAATGTCGTCTGACCTGCGACGATGGCGTATCGGTGGGATGAGAAAGGGCGGTCGGAGGGAGGGCATGCCTCCACAATTCGGCCGCCGCATGCCAAGACTGAGTCAAAGCACCTCGCCCCGGAGGCAAAATCCCTCCGGGGCGTCTACGTTGTACGGCACGAGGCCCCCGCCGATTGTTCCGGCGGGGGCCTCGCTCCTGCTGGGCCGCCTCCCCGCGAGCCCGTGCAGGCATGCGGAAGCGGTGTTCCAGGCGCGTGTGGGGGAGCCGCGCCTTCCGCTCTCGCGGGGTCCACTCTACGTGCGTGCTGCACACAGTCCAGTCCCTCGAACGGGTGATCTATCACCCAAGATCGTTTGGCGTTGTGGACGCTATGCGGACTCTGATCATGAAAAGGCCCCCCGGGAGCATGTCCCGGAGGGCGTCTGAACTGCGGTGGAGCCTAGGGGAGTCGAACCCCTGACATCTGCCATGCAAAATCACCTGCCCCCGTGGGGGAGTGATTCCAAGGCGTTCCGAGTGGCTCCGAGTGCAGGTCAGGAGGGGTAAGCCCGATCCGCGCGAGCGACTCCGAGTCGTTCCGAGTCGTTCCGTGCGGTCGTTGTGGACTGGATGTGGATTCCGGTCCTGTAACCGGTCACGAGACGGCCCGCAGGTGGCGGGCGGTACGGCCGGCCTCCAGCGCCTGACGCAGCCGGTCCGCCGCGCCCTCCGTGCCATGGGTGTACAGCCACGTCACCCGGCCGCCGCGCTCCTGCCCCAGCATGAGCTGTACCTCCTTCTCGCTCACGCCCTGCGCGTGCAGACGGCTCGCCAGCGCGTGCCGGTAGTCGTGGAACCGCGGCCAGTACTCCTCGCGCCCCGTCTCCGGATTCTTGATGAGCCGTGCCAATCCCACTTCCTTGATCGCGGGAATCCAAATCCGGCGTCGGAAGTTGTTGCCCCGCAGGACACCGTCCAGGGTGGTTCGCTCCCCCTTCAGGACTCGAACCTCACCGGCCATCGGACCTCGAAACACCAGTTCCTCGGGGCACAATCCGTCGTCGACGTCGGTCACCGAACTGGACGCCGGCAGGCGCTTCAGCATGAGCCGGGCCGCGTCGACGGCCGCGGCCGTCAGGGGGACCGTGCGGTACCCGGCGACCGTCTTGGGCATGCTCTGGCGGACGATGGTGCCTCGGTCGTCCACCAGGATGTGCCGCACCTCGGCGGTCTGCTCCTCCAGGTCGAGATAGCAGGCGCGCAGGCCGCTGATCTCGCTCCACCGCATCCCGGTCTCGTGCGCGAAGTCCACGACAGGCTGGTACCACACGGGGACGGCCTCTCGGATCTCGGCGTACTGCTCCTCGGTCGGAGGCCGGAGATCGTCCGGGTGCTTCGTGGGGGCCTGTGCCGTGATGGTGACGGAGTCGAGCGGGTTCTTCGCGATCCGCTCATCCACGACTGCGTCGCGCATCAGCGCACGGAACAGCTCACGCACCTTCACCTGTGTGGCGTGGCCCTTGACTTCGGTCCGCATCCACGCCTGTACCTCAGTGTGGCGGATGGAGTTGAGTTTCCGCTGGCCCCACTTCGGCTCGATGTGACACGTCCAGGACGACAACTTCCTGTTGCGGGTGGTCGTCTTCCTGGGCTCGTGGCCGGGCCACCACTCCGCCCACCAGGCGGCGAGGGTGATCTCGCCGCGCTTGGGGTCCAGGTAGGTCCCGGACCGGACCGCCTCCCTGATGCGGTCCAGGAAGGCATCCGCCTCCTTCTTCTTCGGGAAGTTCTTCGCTTTCTGCTGGCCCTCGGCGTCCCGGTAGCGGGCCTGCCACGAGCCGATGCAGTCCCGGCGGGGCCGGCGCTCGCCGTGGTCGGCGGGCGGGTACGCCTCCAAGCACTTCGAGCACCCGCAGCTCTTGCTGCGCAGTTGGCGGGGGTTGTTCTGAGCCCTACGCGGCATGGCGGCCCGCCTTCACCGTCGGGGCTTGCGTCTTACGCGCCAAGGTCCATCACCTCGTTCTGTCGCTGCTTACTGGTGGGCGCGGGAAGGTCGATGGCCTCCCCGCACCAGCAGCGTGCACCAAACGGTTCCTGCTCGACGCCCATTGCGTCGAGTACGGCCCGTATGGCGTGGAGGGCGAAGAGGGTGGTGACGGCGAGGCAGTCAGGAATGGTGATCAGGTTCCTGGCGCGGTCCCACGGATCGACGATCTCGTGGCGTGGCGCGAACTGGACCCGAATGCACATGACACACTCCCCCGGGGACGGTTACACGAGTGGCTAGCTGTGATCGGCGGGGGAGGACGCCGAACGCGTCACCGAAGGTACCTGTGAGTGGTCGGAAGCGCGACCACTTGTTGACGGAAAACGCACCCAGCCTGACGAAACGTGACGAGGTCCGAGTAACGGAGACTGCGGATCCGGCCTGATGGTTGTACAGGCGCGGGGATTTTTCGTCAGCCCTGGCGGTCGTTGGCTTCCGCTACCGCGTTGGCCTGGATCAACAACATCTGCTGCTGTTCCTCGGTGAGCCGGTCGAAGACCTTCAGGACGGCTTCGCGCCGGTCGTCAGAAAGCGGGGCGGGTGACCGCTTTCCGGTGGCCGCGAAGAGGCGGGCCCGGTACCGGGGGAACGCTTCGGCCAGTTTGAGCAGTGCCGGCTCACGGGGGAACGCCTTGCCGTGAGCCCAGTTGTTCACCGTGGATACGTGGCTGCCGATCCGGTTGGCGATCTCGGTCTCGGTGAGACCGTGCTCATCCTTGATGGCGGCGAGGACCTGACCGAGGGTCTCGCTCGCTGCTGCCACGGGCTGGGGCTTCTCCACGCAGGCAAGGTTGCCCTGACCTTCTACTTTTCGCAAGCGAAAGTAGAAGCTTGGCGCAAAACTTAGCGGCGCGCGACTCCCTTGTCACGCGCCGTTGTGCGCGGCATATGCCTACGACTCTGGGCAGTCGTTCAAGTGCCCGGCTTCCGCCGAACCAAACACCCCAGCGCTCGGATCCCCTCGGAACCACTCGGAACGGCTGGTTGACAGGATTCGATTTCGAAAGTAGAAATATCGAAGCGCCCCAACCGGGGCGCGAACCAGTCAAGGCACGAGGTCCCCATGCCCAAACTGCACCGGAAGCGCGACGGCAAGCCCCTCAGAGACGCCATGGAGCGAGCGGGACTGTCGGGCCCGGAACTCGCAGAGGCGACGAAGGAAGTGGACCCCGCCGGCAAGGGCGTCAGCCCCGCCACGGTGGGCCGCATAACAGGGCAGGGCAAGACCGCTCGCGACCGATGCGAGTTGGAAACGGCCTGGCTCGTCGCCGAAGCGCTGCACCGGAGGACGAACGCCCCCCTCCAGGACCTCTTTGCCATGCCCGCATCTTCGATTTCGAATATCGAAAGGTCAAGCCCCCATGCCGACGAAGAGTGACCGCCGCGTCCCCCTGCCGGCCGGCCTGGTCCCCCTGCTGACCCAGCCCGAGCTGGAGACCTACTACGGCGTCTCCGACTGGACCGTCCTCAAGTGGATCGAGGCCGGGATGCCCGTCGAACGGCTCCGGAGGACCGGCCAGAAGAAGGAGGTCCGCCGCTTCGACCTGAACGCCGTGAAGGCGTGGATGGCCGACCAGGACCAGATGGCCGCCGCCTCCTGACCCTCTTGAACGCGCCGAAGGGCCGCCCTCCTTGCCCGGCTGACGGCCCCGCGACCGGCGCACCCCACCAACCAGAAAGTGAGGCCACCGATGGCCACATCCTTCCAGACTCAGCGGAGCGCAGCGCTCGCGCTGACACAGCTCCTCGTGGAGCACCCCGAGTTGCCGGCCGCTTCGTGGCGGGTGGACCGTGACGGGCTGCTGAGCGGCACCGTGGCGATCCACGCCGACGGCCCCGAGCTGGCGTCCGCGATGCGGGCGTACGCCGAGGTGCTGGGCGGGTCGGTGCACGAGCAGCACTTCACGTCTCCGCAGCACGGCCGGTCGGTGTCGGTGTCGCTGTACACGCGGTGGCGGGACGTGCAGGTGAATGTGTGGGGCACGTGCACGGCTGGCGCTGGTTCGGCGGTGGCGGCATGAGCGAGCAGACCACTGTCCGCACCGACGAGCTCCGGCCCGGAGACCGCGTCTGGCACCCCTTCGACGCCGTGTGCTGCTTCACCGTTGCGCACGAGCCTAAGCCGGCGGGGCTGCACTTCGAGGGTGAGCCGGGCCTGCGTGTGACGGGCACCGACGACCGGGGCGACACCGTGCACATCGACGTCGCCCCCGGCTACAGGTGGCACCGCGCGCCGATCCGCGACGCCGAGACCGCGGTCCGTGAGCTGGGCGCCCTGCCGGTGCCGGTTGGCGTCAAGCCGCCGGCCACGCAGGGGCAGGCCCGGACGATGCTGGACCGCGCCCGCGAGGCGCTCACTGCCCGAATGCTGAAGGACGATCTGCGGCTCGTCCTGGAGAACGTCATCACGTTCGCGACCGAGCGGCAGGCCGAGAACGAGCAGTTGCGGGACGACATCACCGGCGCCTGCCTTGCCCGCTGGGAAGAGGAGCAGGAGAACAAGCGGCTGTTCCTGGCGTGGGGCTCGGCGCGGATGCGGGCTCGGCGGAAAGACGAGGCGCTGAAGAAGCTGCGCGCCCGGGTCGCCGGTCTGGAGGCCGAGCGGCACTCGACGAACGAGTCCCTGTCCGACGCGGCAGAGGTGCTGCGCAGGCAGGTCGCCCGTATCACCGAGCTGGAGGCCCGGCTGGCTGAGTACGAGCGGCCGGCCGACGAGGACCCCATCGCGTTCGCGCTCACCGAGCAGACCGCGGAGCACTGCGACCACCCGAACGGCTATGGCCCGAACGGCTGCGCCGGGTGCGGAGAGTTCAGGCCCGCCGACGACGAGGACGACGTGACGCCGCAGGTGAACAAGCTGCGGCGGATCCTCGCCGGGCAGCGCGAGCAGGTCCAGGGCGGTGACGCCTGATGCACGCCGCGACCGTCGCCGAGTGGCTCACCGCCGCCGCGATCGGCACCGCCGGGTTCGTGCCGGGCGCGCTGCTGATCCTCGGCCTGGACCACGACCTGACCCCGCGCATGCCGCGCATCAACGTCGCCCCGGTCGGGGCCGCCGTGGTCGACGCGGGGCAGTGGCTCCGCGTCCGCCTCGCGGCGCTGCTGCGGCTGATCGCGTTCCACATGGAGCCGCAGGGAGGCGCCCGATGATCCCCCGCCCGTACGAGCCGGACGACGAGCCCGAGATGGACGTGGCGGACGAGGTGGCCTACGCGGACACCGGCCGGCCGTGGGCGGCCCGGGCGATCCGGCACCCGTCGCACGCCCGGACCCGCGCGCACTTCGCCGCCAACCGGCTGCCGGTGCAGCAGGACCGGAGGGCGTCGTGAAGGCGTCCAGCCGCGAGGCCCGTCTTGCGCAGCTCCTCGACACGATCCGCACCCACGGCGGCCGATGGACGTCCGGCCGCGTGCAGGACATCCGCCGCATCACCAACGGCGCGACGCAGCGCGGCACCGCCAGCCGCGACCTGCAAGAGCTGGTCCGCCGCGGCCACCTCAACGAGCACGGGCCGGAAGACGGCCGCTTCTACACCCTCAAGACAAGGAAGGACCGCCGCTCATGACCGGCCCCGAGCACTACCGCGAGGCTGAGCGCCTCATCCGCAGCCTCAAGACCGACAGCGGCGCCGTGTACATCGAGCCCGGTAACGAGCAGGTCAGCGCCATCGCGCAGGTGCACGCCACCCTCGCGCTCGCCGCCGCCACCGCGATGAGCGGCACGAAGAACGGCATGGCGCCCGTCGACTTCAAGGCGTGGGACGCCGTCGCTGGTGTGCCGATGGACGGTGACGCCTGATGACGACCGTCGTGCAGGCCGGGGCTCAGGCCCCGGCCGCCGGCCGCCGGGTCACACCGACTGGCCGGCTCATCCTCCCCGCTGACGCCGACCGCGCCGCCTGGCTCACCGCCCGCCGTGGCGGCATCGGCTCCAGCGACGTCCCCGCTCTCCTCGGCCTCGTCGAGAAGAAGCCCCCGCTCGCCGTCTACTACGACAAGATCGGACAGGACGTCGACGACGCCGGTGAGGCCGCGTTCTGGGGCACCGTCCACGAAGAGCCCGTTGCCCGCCACTGGGCCATGCGCAACCGCTCGGTCATCCGCCGCGTCGGCCTCGTTGCCCACGTCGACCACCCGCACTGGATGACCACCCTCGACCGCCGCGTCACCGAGTGCCCCCTCGCCGAGGACAAGCGCATCCCGTGCGCGCTGGAGGTCAAGACCCGCTCCGCCTTCAAGAACGCCCAGTGGCACGCCGGCGCCCCGGACGACGTCCTTGCCCAGATGCTGTGGCAGATCGTCGTCAACGGCTACGAGCACATGCACTTCGCCGTCCTCATCGGCGGCAACGAGTACCACCAGGGCACCGTCCGCGCCGACCAGTACACGGACGTCATCGCCGACATCACCACCGCCGTCGACAAGTTCTGGACCGAGCACGTCCAGGCCGAGGTGCCGCCGGAGCCGTCCGGGGACGGCGAGGCGCTGGCGAAGATGTTCCGCCGCCTGCACCCCACCCGCTCCGGCTCGGTGGACGTCGACATGCACGCCGACGCCCTCGACGCGCTCCTCACCTACAACCGGCACCAGCGCGAGGAGTCCGCCGCCAAGAAGGCGAAGGCCGCCGCGAAGGCGCGCATGATCGCCGCCCTCGGCGACGCCCAGGAGGCCCGGCTGGGCGGCGAGCGCGCCTACTCGCTGGAGCCCACGAACGCCGCGCCGAAGGTCGACCTGGAGCTGCTCGCCGAGCGCTGGCCGGACGCCTACGAGGCCTGCGTCAAGCCGAACCCGACGGAACGCATCGACATCGCCAAGCAGTACAAGGGGGGCATCTGACATGGGACTGCGCGAGAACGCAGCCGCTGCGGCCGGCCGGACGCTGGACGACAGCGAGCCGCCGAGCAACGAGGTGCGCGAGGCACCGAACCTGACCGAGCCGGACCTTGGCGACCTCTCCAAGGACGCCGAGTCCGCCAGCGCCGTCATCGCCTGGTCGCGGGTAATGGGTGAGGTCCGCTCGATCGCCAAGAACGAGCGCTTCGACGGCGGCCGGGCCGGACGGTTCAACTTCCGCGGCATCGAGACCGCGCTGAACGCCTTCGGCCCCGCCTGCCGTAAGCACGGGGTACTGGTCATCCAGCACAAGGTCGAAACCGAGTACCGCGACATCTCCACCAGCAGCGGCGGCCGGATGCGCGAGTGCACCGCCCTCGTGACGTTCCGCATCTACGGCCCGGACGGCTCGTACTTCGACTCGCAGGCCGCGGGAGAGGCGTCGGACTCCGGTGGCCGGTCGACCCCGAAGGCGCAGTCGATCGCGCTTCGCACGCTCCTCATCAACAACGGGCTGGTGCCCACCGAGGACCGTGACGCGGATGCCGTCCAGTTCGAGCGAGCGGAGTCTCCGGTACGGCCGGCGGCCAGCTACCTGGACGAGATCTGCAACCCGAAGACGAGCGCGGGGCGGCTGCGGCAGATCCACCACGAGCTGGGCACTACGCGCCAGCTGGGCGCGCTGGTCACGAACGAGGTCGGCGAGGAAGAGCAGATCGGCGCGATGGTCGTGCGGATCGGCAAGGAGCGCGCGGCCGCGCAGGGTGGTACGGGGGCCGAGTCGTGAGCCTGCGTCCCACCGGCCGCCACCGCCGCCCGCGCGCCATTGCCCTGTTCCGTCCGGCTGAGGTCAACGACCTCGCGTACTGCCCCGCCGAGCAGCGGATCACCATGCACGCCTTCAAGGGCAGCACCCGCGTCTGCTTCGACTGCCGCGGTGAGAGCCCCACGGCGGTGCCCCGTGGCTGACCGGACCCGCATCCGCCCCGACGTGGCCGAGCTGCTGCGCGCCGGCCACTCGAACCTCGCCATAGCCAGACAGCTGAACGTGGACGCCAAGGCAACCGTCGCCCCGGCCCGCGCCGCCCTCGGCCTGCCCAAGGCCAAGCCCGGCTACAAGGGCGCCGCGACGGCAGAAGACCTGTTCTGGCGCCGCGCGAAGCCCACGGACGACGGCCACATGGAGTGGACCGGCTTCACCAGCGCGGGCACCCCGTGCCTGCGCTACGGAGGCCGGAACCAGACCGCCTACAGGGTCGCCTACCGGATCGCCACCGGCCGCGAGCCGGAAGGGCAAGCGCTCCCGTCCTGCGGTCGCGAGCACTGCGTGAAGCCCGGCCACCACGAGGACCGCAACGACCGGGCCGAGCGGAGGAGCCGCGAGCGCGAGGAGCGCCGCAGGGCGCGCGCCGAAGCCGCGGCCGAGCGACGGCGGGAGAAGCGGGTCGACGCCCTCTACGCCGCGATCTTCCGGCCGGACGCATGACCGGCCGGGCCCCGGAGCCGTGCGACATCCCCCGCAGCGACCACGACGGGGAGGTCCGCTTCTACGTCACCGGCTGGCGATGCGACCGCCACTCGCCGTGGGCCGCGAAGGGACTGCGACGGCCGGCACCGGGGCCCGGCGCCCTCTACACCTACCGCGCCGCAAGCGCGAACCACGAGAACGGACAGACCACATGAGCAGCCGCCCGTACACCGACGACGACCTGCGCGCCGAAGCCACCCGCCAGTTGTCACTTCGCCGACAGCCGGGCTTCATCAGCCGCGGAATCGGCAACGAGATGAGGGACCAGCTGATCCCGTCCACCGTCACAGACCTGGAGCCCGAGACGGGCGAGCCTCTGGAGATGGGCCGGGCGTGGGGCCAACTCAGCGATGGTGACTTCGGCCGCGTTCTGCACAAGCTGGCGGCCCTCATGAACGGCGCGGCCGACGTGTCCGAGTGGGCCGTCCACCTCGGCGCCGACGGGCTGGAGCCCCTCGGCGAGCAGCTCACCGCGCACACCGAGGACGGGCCCTGGTTCCGCCTGCACTTCGCCGTCCGGCCCGACATGCCCGACGAGATGCGGCGCGCCCTCGTCGAGGGTGTCGGCCACGAGATCGCCAAGCACTTCCCGCAGGGCTGACCCGACTCCGCCCGGGGCGAAGACTCCCGCCCCGGGCGGCAAACCACCACCCCAACAACCCGAAGGGACCGCCATGACCAGCGGCTTCAACCCCGTCAAGACCCCCACCACCGACTACCCCCACCCCGTCGGCACCGTCATGCGCGGCTCCATGGGGTCCCTGTCCACCGTCATCGACCGCGACGGGCACGCGTTCCTCGCCTGCTGCATCACGCACGAGGAACAGGGCGTCGCCTCCGGCTACTACGTGCAGTCCGAGAACGGCCGCATCCTCGACCGCTCCGAGCCCGCCGGCATCGACAGCTACGAGTGCCCGAACACCCCGGGCGCCGGGCTCCGCTGCTGACCGCCTGACCCGTTCCGGGGCGGTCACGCACCGGCCGCCCCGGGCCGACCGGATCTTGCCGGATCGGTTCACCACCCGCACTGAAAGAAGCCGCACATGCCCTGGTTCAAGATCGACGACGCGTCCCACAGCCACCCCAAGTTCATGGCTGCCGGGAACGCCGCGCTCGGTCTGTGGCTGCGCTGCGGGGCCTACTCCGCCCAGCACCTCACCGAAGGCATCGTGCCCGGCGCCATCGCCGCCCTGTACGGCACCGAGCCCCAAGCCCGGAAGCTCGTCAAGGTCGGCCTCTGGCACGCGGCCGGCCACGACTGCCCCCGGTGCGCGCAGCCGAACCCCGGCGACTTCGTCGTGCACGACTTCTTCGAGGGCGGCCGGAACACCACCCGAGCCCAGCACGAGGCGAACAAGAGGGGCGCCGCCGAGCGGGCCGCCAGGAGCCGCGCGAACCGAAAAGGCTCCGGAATCGCCGACGAATCGTCCTCGGATCGGGACCGATTCGGAGACGAAAACTCGACGAATCGTCCGCGAAAAGACCCCCTGTTTTGGGAAGGCGTCGCAGGTCAGGAGGGGTTGTCACACCGCACACCCTCCGAAGGGCGTGCGGATGCCCATGCCACGCCTAGCCAGGTACTTCCTACGGAAGTACCTCCCCCCTCACCCCCCGCAGACGACCCGCGCGGCACCGACGTGGTGCCCGCATCGGGACGAGGGGAGGTGCAGCCCCTCATCGAGGCGATGGAGGCGCGCGGCATGAGCGTCTCCTGGAGCTTCAGCGCCGCCGAGTGGATCGAGCTGCGCGACGCCGTCCGACGAGCCGGCGTACCCGCCCTCGTCGACCACGCCGCCCGCGCCTGGCAAGCCGCCAAAACCCAGCCCTACAGCGCCCGCTACTTCCTCCGCGGCTGGACCGGCGTCCAAGCCCCCACCACCTGGAC